TTTGATAGAATTAGATAAAGTTATACGTCAAAAAATTGATTTAGTTGAACTAGATCCTGAGAAAGCAAAGACAGCAGCCCAAGCCAAGTGGGTTGCTATAGAAGATTCTTTAAAGATAATAGATAAGATAGAACAATTATCTGAAGATAAAGAAGATAATAAAGAAATGAAGGCTTTCATAGGGGTTGAAAATCGTATTAAATAATGTATACACAAGATTTATATACCATACACACTGAGCATTTAAATGATAAGAAAGTAAAACATACTAACAAGCATAAAAACTTTACTTACGGTTATAATGAAGATTTAGATTGTGTAATAATAAGCAAAGATGGTACGTTGGGTGATATATACGAAATACAAGGTCTCAAGGTAGGATTACCTAAAACTCCAGAACAGATAGATGGAGAAGATCTTGAAAAAACTAATCAAGTTTTTAAAGTAGCTAACAAGCCAGAATCACTAAGTAAATTAAAAACAATATATGATTTTCAGGTATGTACAGAAAGTGTTAAAGAAAAATACTACAGCTATATCGACAATGAGTTTAATCGTCGTGATGCTGGTTATTGGTTCATGTGCAATGGTACCGCGAACTACATTACAGGATCGCACTATGTATATCTCACTTGGACAAAGATCGACGTGGGATCACCAGACTTTCGTCAGGCCAATAGAATATTTTACTACTTTTGGGAGGCTTGCAAGGCTGATAAGCGATCCTATGGAATGTGCTATCTCAAGAATAGACGGTCTGGGTTTAGCTTCATGGCATCATCAGAGACCGTTAACTTGGCAACTACCTCTAAGGACTCACGATTTGGGGTCTTATCTAAGACTGGATCGGATGCTAAGAAGATGTTTACTGACAAGATCGTACCAATATCCATCAACTATCCGTTCTTTTTCAAACCAATCCAGGACGGTATGGAACGCCCCAAAACGGAGCTATCCTACAAGATCCCGTCTAGAAGACTTACCAGAAATTCCTTACAGAAAACCAATCAAGAGGAAGAACTTGGGGAGGGGCTCGACACAACAATCGACTGGAAGAACACGGGGGACAACTCGTACGATGGAGAGAAACTACAGCTCCTCGTCCACGACGAATCGGGTAAATGGGAGAGGCCGGATAATATCCTCAACAACTGGAGGGTCACGAAAACGTGCCTCAGGCTCGGTGCAAAAATAGTAGGCAAATGTATGATGGGTTCAACATCTAATGCACTAGCAAAAGGTGGAGATAACTTTAAAAAATTATTCTATAATTCAGATGTCACAAATAGAAATCGCAACGGCCAGACTGCAAGTGGATTATATTCTTTGTTCATACCTATGGAATGGGGATACGAAGGGTTTATTGATAAATACGGATATCCTGTCTTCGATACACCATCAGAACCGGTTGAAGGAATTGATGGAAATAAAATATATACAGGCGTTGTTGAACATTGGGACAATGAAGTAGATGGTTTAAAAAATGATAGTGATGCTTTAAACGAATACTACAGACAATTTCCAAGATCTGAAAAACACGCTTTTAGAGATGAAACTATAAATTCATTATTTAATTTAACTAAAATATATCAACAAATAGATTTTAATGAAGAGCACACAAAAAGAGGCAACGTTGTTAGAGGTAATTTTGGTTGGCTAAATGGTAAGGTAGACAGTAAAGTTGTTTGGCAACCTAATATTAAAGGACGTTTTTATATTTCTTGGATACCTAATAATAGGTTTCAGAATAATATTATAAATAAAAATGGTATAAAATATCCAGGCAATGATGGATTAGGTGCTTTTGGCTGTGATTCATATGATATATCAGGAACAGTTGGAGGCGGTGGTTCTAATGGGGCATTACACGGTTTAACAACTTTTTCAATGGATCCTTTAATACCAAGCACTAAGTTTTTTTTAGAATACGTAGCTAGACCTCAAACTGCTGAAATTTTCTTTGAAGACGTTTTAATGGCTTTAGTTTTTTATGGCATGCCTATACTTGCTGAAAATAATAAACCAAGATTATTATATCATATAAAGAGAAGAGGTTACAGAGGTTATTCTATGAATAGACCTGATAAATTAAGAGGTAAATTATCTAAAACAGAATTAGAGTTAGGAGGAATACCTAATACTTCTGAAGATATAAAGCAAGCACACGCAGCGGCTATAGAATCTTACATAGAAGAATATGTTGGTTTAAAAGAAGAAGATCATGGAAATATGTATTTTCAAAGAACTTTAGAAGATTGGGCTAAGTTTGATATATCAAAAAGAACAGCTCATGATGCTTCAATAAGTAGCGGCTTAGCTTTAATGGCATGCAGAAAACATATGTATAGACCTAACGCGGAAAAAATAGTAAAAAAACTTGATTTTAGTTTTTCTAAATACAGTAATGAAGGATCAAGAAGTGAGATAATAAGATAAATATGGCAAAAACAACAGGGCAATACAGCTCATTTCCTAGTCAAGCAGTTTCGGATGGTGAAAAACGTTCAGATGATTATGGCTTACAGGTAGCTAAAGCTATTGAGCAGGATTGGTTTAACAGAGACGGTAACGTTGGCAGATACTATCAGTCTTCTAATCAATACCATAACTTAAGGTTATACGCTAGAGGTGAACAATCTATAGCTAAATACAAGGATGAGTTTTCTGTAAATGGAGATTTATCATATTTAAATTTAGATTGGAAACCAGTTCCTATTATACCTAAGTTTGTTGACATTGTTGTTAATGGAATGCAAGACAGGTTGTTTTCTATAAAAGCAGTTGGTCAAGATCCATTGTCTACAGATAGAAAAACTAAGTTTGTTAAAGGTATAGAAAAAGATTTAGCAGCTGCAGAACTTTTAAAAGTAATGGAAGCTGAATTAGGTCAAGCGCCTAGAACTGTTCCAGAAGATCAACTACCTTTAAATAGCGAAGAGTTTCAGCTATACATGCAGTTAAATTATAAGCAAGGTATAGAAATAGCTGAAGAACAAGCTATTAATAATGTTTTTTTAACAAACAAATATAAAGACATTAAAAAACGTATTGATTACGATATAGCAACAATAGGTATTGGAGCTGGTAAATGTACGTTCAACAACACTGATGGAATAAAATTAAACTATGTAGATCCAGCTAATTTAATTTGGTCTTATACTGAAGATCCTGATTTTAGTGATTGCTATTATTTTGGTGAAGTAAAAAGAGTTAAATTAAATGAACTTAAAAAAGAGTTTCCTGAAAAATCTAATGAAGAATTTAGAGAACTTGCAAAACAAAGTTATGACTGGACTTCTTACAATGATAACACTAATGCTCAAAACAATAACGATGACAATATTGTTTCAGTATTATATTTCAATTGGAAAACTTGGGAAAACAACGTATATAAAATAAAAGAAACATCTTCAGGAGCAAATAAAGCTATTAAAAAAGATGACACTTTTGATCCGCCAAAAGACCAAAGATCTAGATTTGAAAAAGTAGCAGAAGCAGTTGAGGTTGTTTATGAAGGTGTATTAATATTAGGATCTAATGAATTGTTGAAATGGAAAAAAGCATCAAACATGGTGCGTCCAAATTCTAATTCTAGCTTAGTTTTAATGAATTATATAGTTAGCGCTCCTAGAATATACAGAGGCTCTATAGATTCTTTAGTATCTAAAATGATGCCATATGCTGATTTAATACAGCTTACGCATTTAAAAATGCAACAAGCTATTCAAAAAATGACACCTTCAGGTGTTTATTTAGATGCTGATGGTTTAGCTGAAATAGATCTTGGTAATGGTACTAATTACAACCCACAAGAGGCATTAAACATGTATTTCCAAACGGGTTCTATAATTGGTAGATCATTAACTGTAGATGGAGAGCAAAATCTAGGTAAAGTACCTATAACAGAACTTCCTGGTGGAGGAGGTGGACAAGTACAAATATTAGTAGGTGCTTACAATCAATATATTCAAATGATGCGAGACATCACTGGATTGAATGAAGCTAGAGATGGTTCTGATCCAGATCCAAAAGCTTTAGTTGGTGTGCAAAAATTAGCCGCAGCTAATAGCAATGTAGCAACAAGACATATACTTGATAGTAGTATGTCTATAACAACTAGATTAGCTGAATGTATTGCTTTAAGATTTAAAGATGTTTTAGAATACCATCCAACAAAAGAATCTTTCATAAGTGCTATTGGTCCATTTTCAGTTGGATCTTTAGAAGAAATGAAAGATATGCACTTGCATGATTTTGGAATATTTATAGAGTTAGCTCCAGATGAATCTGAAAAAGCTTTATTAGAAGCCAACATACAAGTTGCATTAGGTCAAGGTAGTATATTTTTAGAAGACGCTATAGATGTTAGAGAAATAAAAAACATACAATTAGCAAATCAATTATTAAAATACAGAAGAATAAAAAAACAACAAGTTGATCAACAGCAAGCTGCCGCGGCTAGTGCTGCACAAGCAGAGGCTCAAGGTCAAGCTCAAATAGTTGTTGAAAATGCAAAAGCTCAAGCCGAACAAGTTAAGACTGAATCTAAAATACAATACAGAAAAGCTGATATTGAATTTGAAATTAAAAAACTTGAAGTAGAAGCTAGAACAAAAAGAGAGCTAATGCAATTTGAATATGAATTAAATGTTCAATTAAAAGAGCTAGAATTACAAGCTCAAAAAGAATTAGTAGAAAAACAAAGTGAAACTCAAAAAGATGTTGCGGCAATGAAAACCTCAACAGCAAGCTTATCAGGTCCTCCAGATACTAACAAACCATCAAAGTCATTTGAATCAAAAGGTAATGATGTGTTAGGTGGAATAGATTTATCTAGATTTGAGCCAAGATAAAAAACATTAATTATTATATTATATTATGGAAGAAAAAGTACAAGTAGAAGTTATGCCAGATGCTGATGTTAATCAACAAAATCAGGAAGAAACAGTTTTAGAACAAGCAGTTGAAAAAGGAGAAGTAGACA